GCGGATTTTTCTCGTCTCGTTGGCCTTCTCTCAGCATCCATAGCCACCAGATCAGAAGTTGTTCTCCACCCACCACCTGAGGCTCTCTTCTCCGTTGGTTCGCCACTGGTTTGTGGGCCAGCGACCCCCCCCCCCCGCACCTGATTCGCTGCCCCTGTGGACGGGTTCTCCGTCAGGTGTTCCACAGGAGCCAGCCTGTGTATATTGCTGTACCCCCCCCGCAGGTTCGCCCGACGCTACCTTGATCTCGCCGGGATGGTTTGCAATCATGCGGTCAAATGCCTTGATGTACTTCTGCTTGTATCTGGGCCAGCGTTCAAAATCTCTCAGCATACCCTTACGGCCTTGAAGCGGACAACCGATGCAGCCTAATCTTGTCCAACCCTCATCGTACAATTCGCAATGCGGAACCTTCGCTACGTCGTTCAAAAACTCCCACACATCCTCTTCCGTCCAGTCGATGATTGGATTAACGGTAGTTTTTTTCTTGGCGTAGCACTGTTCTACCATGTTCCGTGAAGTGCTGTTGTCGTCCATGAACACAATGGAATCTCCACGCTTTGTTTTCTTGACTACACTGTCGCCTTCTTCGGCTTGCTTGTGCAGTTTCTTGGCAGTTGTGCGAATCTCGGCAACGCCGTGGATTGCTTTCCGCTTTGCACTTTCAGCCCAGCGGACTCCGGTAACTACTACCCGTCCTTTCCCGCCAGTTTCCTTCAGTTCAGAACAGCAGTATCTCGCCTGTCTGGTCGGCGGAATGGTATGTGCTTCGATGATGTTCCACATAGTTTTCCTTCTGCCATCAGGCCAGCGATGATAGTCCCAGATCACATCAGGATAATATTTCTTCATATGGCGAATCAACTCGGGCGGGTCAACCGATGTGACGGAATAGTGTGCATCGAATTTAACGCCAGACATTTCAGCCAGATGATAGATACATTGGCTGTCCTTTCCTCCAGAGAACGCAAGAAAGTATCCGTCCGGTGGTTCAAACGCCTTTAGTCTTCCTATCGCTTCTTCAACCTTGTTCTTCTCGCCCAACAATGTCTTCTCAATTAACGCCATCTACTCAATCCTTCCTACTCCACAAATAAAGCCAAAATCCACCGCAAGCCGCCCACGCCGGAGCCAAAACATAATGCCCTGTAGCTATGTCAGCACCAGATACTATGAATGATGCGATTGCGACGGCTAGGTATAATTTACTTTTCATCCTTTCTCCTTCATGGCCTCATCTTTCCTGCCAGTTTTCTCGGATACATTTCTCTGCACTCCACTCCTGCTCTTATAAAACGGACAGTACCCACGCTTGAATCGTGTGCTTTGAAGTGCCAGACATACGCCACCATAATTGGCGGCGCAGTCTTGCATCTGGTAGTAGCAGGGCGGGTTATCAACCATTTCGTTTCTCATTTTGGGCTTCCCTTGCCTTGCGGAGACGTTCAACGGCGGCGGCTCTCTGCTCCTCTGTCATTTCACGCTTTTTGGCGTAAGGATTCTTGCCATACCTCCACTCGTGCAACTCACATTTCTCCACAGGACACAGTTTGACTTCATTCGACGTACCGGCGCACCCAAGGCAGTACGCCCGGATTGCTTTCAGCGGACTAGTAATCTGTTTCTTCTCCATATTTTATCCTCCTGTACTTCTTCCTGTTCTGTCTCTTGTACCATTTCCAAGTCTTGTGTTCGTTCTTGACCCAGCAGGCGTAGCGGCGGTCAAAACGATCCTCAAAGGTTAGTTTTTTGTGGATGTTTGATTTCATGGTCACTGCCACACTACTCGCCCAAAATGAATCTGTTTATCCTTGCTACTCATTCCGTAAATGAACTCAGGAAGATCGTGTCCATCGGCAGGTCCAGCAACGTGCGTTGGCTCATACTTCTCCAACCTATTTAACCCGTTGTCATCAAACACCAGCGAATTAAACCCCTTGACTCTATACAGGTTCTCTTCGTATTCGTTCTCTTCACAACCATAGGCCATATATGTTCCCGTAGCCTTAAACACTTCTCCAATCTCAATAATAAACTTATCTCCAACCTTCGCCATCACATCATCCCCCTCAGTATCTCAACACACTCCACAATCTCACTCGCCGCAATCCTGACTTCATCTTCCGTGGTATCATGGCTGAACGAAATCCGAATCGCACTTCTGGCTCTCTCTTCATCGCCATACATCGCCATCAGCACATGGCTTGGTGCGTTATCCCCAGTTGTGCAAGCTGCCCCGGTAGAAACCATCACGCCACGGTTGGACAGCATTAGAGCCAGCGCACCGTTTTCCACGCCCATAAAGGATACGTTCAGGATGTACGGACTTGTTTCGCCCATAGCATTCACCAGATAGTCCGTACTCTTCAAGCGATTCAGCATCTCAGCCCGAAGCCTGGTCACATGAAGTAGATTCCGTTCTATGTTTTCCGTCTGCCATTTCAGAGCCGAAGCCATCGCACAGATCGCAGGTACGTTCTCAGTCCCGGCTCTCATGCCACGTTCCTGACCGCCGCCACGAATCATGGGGGTCAGAGGTACGTTGCCCTTTGCCAACAGGAACGCCGCTCCGGGAACGCCGCCAAACTTTAACCCGTCTGCCACAAGCACGTCTGAATCAAAGTCTACCTTCATATGGCCTACAGCGGCGGTTGCGTCGCAGAGCCAGTAGTCATATCCTTCCGGTTTCTTATTGATAGAGCCAACCTCGTTATTCACCAGCATTCTGCATATGCAAATAGGATGCTTCACATAACTATAAATGAGTTTCCTGTTCTCGCTGACAGAGTGATGTTCCATCTGGTTTAGCACCACTTCCACCCCAGCTAAATACATCGAATCCAACGCCCAAGCCAGTCCTTCCGTTGCTGTGCTGACAAAGTAGACTTCGCTGGGCTTGCAGTGCATACACTCAGCAATGGTAGCCCTGCTTTCTTCTAGGGCTTCCCTGGCTTTCTGACCATACAGGTGTCCGCTGGACGGGTTTCCGAATGGTGCGCTGCGGTAGGCTTCTAGGGCGCAATATAAGGGTTTTGCTTGACTGGCTGAATCAAGGTAGATCAATGTACTTTCTCAACTCCTTCTCCAAATCATCATCTTCCACGCAATAGGCATCATCCCATCCCATGTCTCTGGCGATATTCTCAATCAACTGCCCCAATCTCAAGTCTGGAACTTCCTTCCATACCTTCTCTAACAACTCCAACACTCTCGGTATTCTGTTTGGGTCTCTCATCCTTCTTCGTCCTCCACAAACTTCAACCTGTAGTCACCTTCTCCACACTCCATCGCACCGATCACATCAACGGTAGACGGGAACTTGAAATGCCATCCATTCCAACGCTTGACGAATCGTCCGCAGTAGCAGACTACCTGTTCATCTTCGCCCATCTGAGCAATCAATCTTTCGATTGCTTCCGGCGTATCAGGCCAGCCCAGACGCTCTGCTTCGTGGATGTGGGCTTTGGCTTTTCTTGCTCTCTTGTATGTAGTTTCAGCCAAGCTGTTCTTCGACCTCCTTCCTCAAGTTAATTCGCTCTCCGCTTTTCCATTCCTTACAGCAGAAGTCAGGACCAGTGAAATCAGCGCAGTGCGGTGATGTTCCATTACAGCAAACGCCGAACCATTCATCGTGCCATTTGCAGGTTTCGCATTTCTTGTCCATGCCTTTCATATCCATGTGACAGCAACATCAACGCCGTTCCACTCAAGGTGTCCGTAATCGCAGATCATCCCCTCGCCAAGGGAACACCGCACGATGGCTCCCCGCTCAAACTGGCCGGCCCTTCCGGCTAGCATGATGTAATCGCCCAGCATACGCACTCCGTCATCCCTGACCCAGTATGGAAAGCGTTCAGCATCATATCCGTTCTTACGCATGATGTTGATTATGCCTTGCATCGGCAAGTTATAATAGGTTTCCCGGCCCATCGGGCCGTAGTTCACGCCTTTGCTTTTTGTCAGGATCGGTCCGTCCCACACGAATACCGCATTTTGCGCTTCCCACCATTTCTTCTGTGCTTCCTGGATAATCACTGAATCTTCCGGGTATCCAAGCTGTCTGGCACACTCAGCCATCTGGTGAGCTGTCTGCTGGATTTGTTGGCATTCAGTGGGAGTTAAGGCCAGACAGGGCGTGATTATGGTGGATGTAAGTAGTAGGGTTGCTAGTAGTTTCTTCATTCAATTCCTCCGCTAAGTGATAAAGGTATTTCCGACAGACACCACATAGGTCGGCTACTGATATAACCGTTTTGCTGTCAAACCTTTTTAGGTTTTCTTGGTGTCTCATGCACTCGTTAAATGGACACACTGCGTTATTACAGAATGTAATATCCAACGAGAACGGAGTGTCAGGTGGTAGGTAACTCACGTTCCTTCGACAACTCCTTCCACATCTGTTCAATCCGTTTTACTTCCTCTGATTTCTCAAAATCCTTGCACCGCCAGAAGTCCTGCACCCCTTCGTACATCGTGTGTATCAGGTGGTTGCTTAGATTGATTGATTTCTTCGTGCAGATGCAGCCATGGTTGTACTTGCATTCTATGGCTGCACATGATACTTTGGTCACTTGCTCTCCTCCAATCTATCCAACTCATAATCTCTGATTTCCTCGTCGGTTAGTTCTCTGCGGTAAATCAGGATGTTGTAATACTTCTCGTTCCCTTCCATCACAGCGTCCAGTCCGCCAATCGGTTGGCAGCCAGGAGAGAAGCCACGCAGACGCATACCATAGACGTACATCGGCACTTCCGGCAACTTGAGTGGCTTTCCTTCTCTGATAAATTCAATCGCCAAACGGATTCACCTCCCAAACAGCAACTTCCACTTCAACCAGAACGGCATATCACTGTGCCAAACAGCGATGTCCGTTTTTACTTGCATAGCCACCACCGTAACCAGCAGCACAGCGGCCAAGGCAATGAATACCCAATGAAACCATTTCATTCCTTTTCCACCATCTCTAGCAGCTTCACCAAGTCATAGAACTTCCTGCAATCCAATCCCGTGTCCTTCTTCATTTTCTCAATCCAGTAGATCACAGTGTTGCGATGCCTATGCAATTCTCTCGATGCGTTAGTGGTACTCAGGTCGCACTTCGCCATCGCATTGATAATTTCGATTTCTTCGGGTTTCATAGCATAAGTAGCTTGGCTCTTTTCTTCTGGTTTCATTTCCTCAGTTCCTCCTTCAACGCATTTGCCAAGTCCATGATTCCGGCAATCTCGCCCAGAATGATACCACGTTCGTTGTCGGAAGTTTCATAAATGGACGAAGCAATCTCGCTAATCATTTCGTGGGCGGTTTGGGTGATGGTTTCTTCGGTGATTTCCATTCTTTATAGTCCTCCTTTGTTTTTCTCCATATCAGCACCGCAGTTAGGGCAGTAACCATACATCGGCTCACCCATACACTCGGGCACATAGCACTCAGACCGGCACACGGAGCATTTATATTGTTCCATCCCTTTGTGCATATCTAACTTAATCCACTTCCCATGCACCACGGGCTTCACATCTTCTGGCGGCTTGCAATCCAAAAAATCCATAACCAAAGCCACACCTTTGGAAAAATCATCGCCTGGAGTATGACCGCTGTAGTATATAGCTAAGGATTCTACGTCTATGTATTTAGCCATCACCTTCACCTACCATCGCTGCGCCACAATTTGGGCAATAATCCCAATATGGTACGCCTTCAGATCCGCACTCTGAACACCTACACCCTTCTCCGTCAAGCATAGAGATAATGTATGTTTCCCACCGTCCGCTTCTTGCGGATACCGCCTTCATTTCCCTAATCGTCTTAACACAACTCCGCACACCATCGTTGTACATCAGGTCTCCTGTGTCTCTGGGTGAGTCGTCGTAGTTTAGTTTCATGAGTTTTAGGGCTTCTTGTTTATTGATTAGGTCCATCCATCTTCCCTCCACACTCAGGACAATACTTCAAGTGCCCAGCGTACTGCTTGTATCCGCAATTGCTACATACACAATACGTCTTGCCATCCTTGTCCTGCTTCTCAATCCACTTACCATGCACAACAGGCCGAACGTCAGCGGACGGGAGTGTATCAAAAACATTTTCCACTATGTTTGCAGTCTCTAGCCCGCTTGTATCCCAAACAAGGCATTCGTCGAACTCACCATGAACGGCATCAATCGCCGCTTCCTTCTCGATATACTCAGCCATCGTTCTCACTACCTGTCTAAATCAAATACATAGCCATAGGTCAATCACAAATAACTCCTTACATCTCCTTCGATTCCGGCTTCTTCGTCTCCAAAGTGCTTCCTTGCAACTGCTGCGGCGTGTTTCTCAATTTCAGATGACCAGACCGCCTTGTTTCCAAGCCTCATCCAAGCCAGTGGGAAGCTACCCTGTCCGTCGAACAGGCTCCCTAACGTAGCTGGACGTTCATACTGTGCGGATATCCGCTTCAAAAGCCACGCCCAGAACGGCAGGGCCACGCCGTTTCCCTGAATGCGGTATCTCGCACTGTCAGATAACGCATATTCCTTCCCATTCTCGTCAACACCATACTTGCTCCAGTTGTCAGGCATTCCTTGAAGACGCTCGCATTCGCTATTCAAGCGGAGTCAACCTTCTGACAACGCTCTTCATAGCCTCACCTCCTTCGTTCATTGCGATAATTTCTCGTTCCTTCCCATTCCTTGACCCTGTCCCCTTGTAATAACTAGCGTCTAATGTCTGAGCCGTTTCCGCCCCCCCAACGCAGGAAAGCATTACTTTCTGCTGATCGTCCAAACAGTTAAGTGTGTTTGAAACAAGCGACATCCCAATGCTGTTCGCCTGTCCGTTTCCAATTCCGTATGCTTCTTTTATGTTTTGCACCACTAATACCTCACTGCCCCCCCGCAATCTCCACCGTTCGCACGAAGCGTTACTGATTGCTCTGATTGTTCGTACTCTCCGTATTTAATCTGTGTGTATGTCATATTGTTCTACCAATATCGCCGTGTAGTCCGTGATCCGATTTTGATGGTCCCCAGTGATGGTTGGCGATACCCAACCGTCACCATTTCCTCTCGCATCATAAATAAGCACACACGGCGGATGCCCATGGTCCTGCGCCCTCAGAGTGGGCGATACATCGTATTCAACTGACATGATCGCCCCCCCCCTGGTCGTTAAGGATTAAAATCTTCTTATGTTTATACACATTAGCCATCTCCGCAATGTGATTCTCCCTGTCCGTTACCCTCTATCGGAATCATCTCCATCACTTTCGGGCCGCTGTGATTCGGGACCCCTACCTCTGCGGTAACCGTACCGCTTATTTCATCCCTCTCCACCGTCTGATTGTAAACATCCACACTGCAACACTGGTTGGTTATTAAGCGTTGACAAGGCTCCTGTCCGCTCACCCTGGATAAGAATTCCCTTGCCCCCCCGGGTTTTCCGGCTCGTTCTTGGAAGGAGATGGCTCCGGCGGCAGAATCTCCGTTCCGTCCATCTCCAGTCTTACTCCGTCCCGTATTTCTTGCGATCCATTGCTCGTCCGCGCCTGCTCCACCAACGCTTCCTTCAACTCTCTGGGCAGTTCCTTCCCCCGGCGTTCCGCTCGGTTCAAAATTCCCTGACAGGCCCTGCTTGACAATCTGTACTTCGGGTCCGCTTCCGTCTCCAGAATCTGGCTCAGTTTCGTTGGGTTCGGCTCTCTCGGCTTCTCTCCGATATTGAGGGTCAAATAGTATCTCTGGGGCTGTGAGTCCGTTGAAGTCCGCAACCAGAGCAATCCGTTTGCGTCGCTGCGGTACGCCCCAGAACTGAGCGTCGTGGATTCTCCAGGCCACGCTCCACCCCCCCATGTTGTCGTAAACACAGCCGGATTTGGGCCATTTTCCTTTTTCAGGAATAGGAACATCGGGAGCGTCAGGTTCCGCGACCCGGACGAACTCCGTGAGGACCGCTTGGAAGTCGCGGCCTTTGTTGCTTGAAAAGGCTCCACCGACGTTTTCCCACACAGCATATCTGCATCGAACAAACTCACCTGATCTACCACGTTTTCTGTCAGCCTCCCTCATCTCTTTAATAATGCGTATCTGCTCCATGAACAGGCCGGAGCGTTCACCTGCAAGACCTTTTCGGTTTCCAGCAATCGACAGGTCCTGGCAGGGTGAGCCACCTGTAATAACATCTACCGGCTCGATTTCATAGCCGCTGATTTTTGTGATGTCGCCCAAATGAACCATTTACTATCTCCTTTTAATGTGTCGGCCACTCAAACCCAAAATCAGAACGCTTGATCTTGCACTGTGGCTCGCCGTCTTTCCAGAAGACAAGGCCTTCGATTGGCGTTTTCTCTAGGAATGAACGGATTCCCTCAAACGAATAGTCCGACAAACTCACCCTGCCGGAGCCGTGTCTCAGCAAAATGTCCTCGTGCCAGTTCTCCGGGTTTCCTTGGAAGTGCGGTCCAATAGCTTCAAAAGTCCCGTCAGCCAAGGTAGACCATCCTGTTCGCTTCGTGTTCTGGTACGCTTCCCTAAACCACTTATCCTCCGGCCCATCGCCTACTTCCACCCAGTGCGGCCAGTGACCGGTCACCGGGTCCGGCTTTTCCTGACAAGGAATCGCACCCGCGGGCGGTACTTTGCCCTTCTTCGCGTCATACCGCTTGTAGAACGTGCCATCCTTAATCATGGTGCAGCTGCCATCGTATTTGATGGTCGCTACCCCTTCGCCACGCAGAACCCATTCAAAGCCAGGGGTGACTTCTGGGGTCGCCATCCATTTCGGGTCTCGCTTGAATAATGTTGGGATTTTTTTCATGTGGTGACTCTCCTGTTCCAGTATGAAATCAAAGCCTGTTTTCCGTTGTTCTGACATACAAGAAACTCATCGTCAGTGATGCAGTACGTCGCCGTTCGCCGCTGTTCAAGCCCGCATTTTTTACATCGTATTCCCCAAGTAATCCGAATCTGACCTTCATAGGTTGCGGCCGCATCCCGTTTTAGATGTGCTTCGCCACCGCAAAACGGGCATCTCTTTAACTCAACCATTTTATTCATCTTCCTCCCCAACCTCCTCACACCCGTCAACATCCTCCACATCCTTCTTGCATCCGGTCAGGAACCAGTGCCGGACCGGTCCACCGAAATTGAAATCGTCGTAATCCCATTCGGCGTGTTTGCAGTGTTGGCAGTCAGGCATCTTCTCCTACCCTCCTATTCCAAATCCTTATCAAGTCTTCTTTTGGGTCCCAATCCTTTCCTTTTGTCACGACGGTTGTCTGGCAGTAGCAAGGGCCGTTTTCCCCGGTGCATTTGACAAAGCATAATGGCATTGGATCACTGGTTTCCAGGTATTCTGCTTTGCTACCGCAGAATGGGCAGGTCTTCAATTCAGTCATTCAGTCATCTCCTTCCTTTTCCTGTTCATCCCGCATATCCACGTCCATGCACTCCACGCCAAACGGCGTTTGCTCAATCCTTATCGCTTCAATTCCGACAGGCCAGACACATCCACATCGTCCATCTTTGTTGTGTCGGCATTCTTCAACTTCACAATAAACAATCACTCAGTCATCTCCTTGCGCTTTCACGATGGTAGGGGCGCACAAGATGTTTCCTGTGCCTACTGCATAAAGCAGATGTCCACCATGGTCATAGCAATCTCCCTTTTGCTTTAATAGCGCATCCGCATCAATCAGCCTCCCATGCTTCTCCGGCAGTGGGCGGAGGGGGCACCAGTCAGGTCTCTCCCCTGATTCGATTTTCTTCCAGCCTCGCTTGTCCCCGTCGTCCACCAGCAGACAGTGCAACCCACTCTCGGTTTCGCAGCTTACTTTGCATTCTTTACAATCGTCTGGCATAATCAGGCCACGCACAATTACCGACACTCAATCACCTTCTCCTTTACGCCATCCTTCCACGCTTCATCTTCTTCAGAAACAACTTCGCTTCCTTATAGGTCAGGCCAACGCAGGTGTTTCCAATCTTCTGCTCGTCCATTAAATCCTTGTCGTAACTCTGAATGAGGTGTCTGCCGGATGCCTTCCGTGACAGGTCCACCACCTGACAGTACCCGGCATGATAACGGACATACGATATCCCGTACTTGTCTTCCTTCACCTTGATAAACCCCAACTCAAGGATTTTTCTGTCCAAATATCTCATTCCACTTATATCCCCACCGTTTCAAACACCATTTCATCATTTTCCGCTTCCCTGAACTCGCCCAGGTACACCTTGGGCTTCTCATACGGCTCCACAACTACGATATACATATTCTGCGGAAACTCATCGCTTCTCTCGCACAACGTCACTAAGGTACTCTCGCCGCAGGTATGTACTTCCAGTCGTGGCTTCACCAGGTCAGGCAAGCGATCATCCCCAAGGCATCTGGCTACGTCCCGCATATCCAATTCCCTGATTATGTGGACGGTCAGGATGCCAACTTTATTTCTTATCCTTATTACATCACCTTTTGCGTACATCACTCATCGCTCCAATTCTGAAACGCAGATACTTCCTGCATCGTTTTTAACACTGTCGCAAAATGCTCCATTGCATTGTCTCTGTCCACGTTGCGCTTATCGGCCAGTCCAATCACTTTCTTTACAACACCCAGCACAATACCAAAAAAGTCTTCCATGTAAGCATCATGCTCTTGCCCGGAAATGTATTCTTTATTTATCATCCAACAATTCCTCCAAATGTGTCCTTTTCTCCTGATCCTTCTAGCCTTCCTCCGCTACCACCCTTTCACCTTCTGTAATCTTCCGCACGATCTCTTCGTAACTCTCATCCGCCGTTATCCACTTGTCGCCGTAGAACACAATAGTCGTTTGCTTTCCGGCGTTATACAGATAACTTATTCTCTCCACGTTCACCAGGATTTTTGTTTCCTCATAGTGTACCTCAATGAACACCTTCGTCTCGCCTGCCTTCCGCCAAAAACACATCGTCAAACACGTCCAGCACAAAAAGAACATCAAGTTTATCGCCAGAAGCCAAAGCATCGTCCAACCTTAAATAGAAACGCTCCGCTTTCTGCTTGTCTTTCATATCCCGACGCAGCTGGTATAAGCCCATCTTAGTCAGCAGGTTTCTCGGAGTCAGAGCGTTATGGCATCGTCCGCACACGCACAGCCAGTTATCGGGCACATCCAAGTCTAGATCGTCCGGGACAGCGGCCAGCGGAATAATATGGTGGCATTCCAGATTCCTGGCGCTTCCACATAATTCGCGCCTTCCTATTCTTGCGACAAGCTCTCTTCTCTCTTTATTTCTTATTCTTTTACTCACCTATATCTCACCACCCTTCCATCTCCTTATCACCTTGCGCCCACTATACCCCCAGCTACAAGGTAACCCCGCATCATCCGCAAACCCTTGTATCTCAACGCTTTCCCATTTTTTGTGTAAAACTTCCTTTACAAAACTTCATATTTTATTCACACCTTTTCCACTTTCTTCCTGCGCTATTTACAATTTATTTACTAATCCACACCTGTGCCAATATCCCAAATGCCACCCAACACTCTCCCAACACTGACCATGCGAGTAGGGAACATATATACTAGGGTATTTGCAAAGGCTCCCCGCTGGGAATTTCTGGGCTTAGAGTCTGCTAACTACCCCCTCTCGTTGTGCAAAATGACGAACTCAAAATACCCCCTGGGGATCATGATTAGAACGATTGTTCTATTTTGCGGGGTATTGCGTTTACGCTTCAAAAACTAGTGTAAACGCAAATATTAGAACGTGTTCTATTTAATGCAAAAACTACTTAATTTTGAGTATGTGGAGCGGATTGTTGCTTCATCTCGCTAAAGTGCTAAAGACCTTTACAGCTTTATCGCTTTATCGTGCTAAAGTGCAACCGATATATTGCATATGGGTAACAGTATGGGTGCCGCAATACTTGACTCCCCTATCACCACATCTAGTATTGTATATTAGATTTACTAATATTGCGTATTTCCTGCCTAGAATCGCCTGTATTGCGTTTTTGCCTCTGGTAGTATAGTTACACTAGGCGACGTTTCAAACGCTCCCTGCGCTCGCTCTCGTGGCTCCTGCGCGGTCTCTCGTTGCTCTGTCTGTTGTGCGCTTCTCTCGCGGTCGCTCGTGGTCTCCTCTTGTGCGCTCCTCTCGTCTGGATGGATCCCACGAGAGAGGACCGCAGGAAAGACCAGGAGCAGCGAGGACCAGAGGACCAGGGAGAAAGAGAGACCGGCGGAAACAAGAGGGAGCAGGAGACCGGGAAACTAGGGAGCAAGGCAAGAGAGGGAGCAGGGAGAGCGGAGGCAAGAGAGACCGGAGAGAGCAAGAGCAGGGAACGAGACGGCAAGTTAGCACACGCTAACTCCTATCTATATATAATAATATAATTATTATAATAATATATATTATATATTATGCTAGGCAATGGAGACTAGAGGACCAAAAACGGGAGCAGGGAGCAGGGAGCAGGAGAGACAAGGAGCGGAGACGGGAGAGTAAGAGACGCGCAGAGGATCCCGGAGCGCAGGAGACCAGAGGAGACCGACGACCAGAGGACCAGAGACCAGGACACAAAAAGAGAGAGTCACGATATACGCGACTCTCTCATAAAGCTGTTATAGATCCGACTCATGCGCCGGGAGATGACCGGCGGCGACGTGTGCAGGAGATCCGCCGCCTCTGCGCGACTGTATCCCATGGCCAACAGATAGACCGTCAGGAGATCCAGACCGGAGGAGCAGGAGGAGAGCAGACTATAAATCACTGCGCGCCGCCTCCTCTCTCGACGGTCCAGCCGGAAAAACGCGCCGTTATAATAACGTCGTCCGTTATGGTCTCCGTATAACTGGACCACATGAGCAGCGCGACCAGGTCGCCGCGCTCGTAGTCCTCGCGGCCGGTCATCTGGTAAACGTGGCCGGTCGCGGTCTCCATGGTCACGAGATCGGCGGCGCGGTCGATCTCGACGATGGCGGCGGACGTGGGGTAGATGAGACCGGCGGCGGCGATCTGGACGACCGCGGCGAGAGTGACAAGAGCAGTTTTTAACATGATAGGATCCTCCAATCAGTAGAAATAGAAATCCGGGAGCGAGAGCGGCGCGGGAGTCATTCCCACGCGGAGAAACGGGAGAGCAGAGCGGCGCGCGCAGCGTCCGGGAGTTGAAGGACGACGCGCCGCGAGGGAGCGGAGACACGGGAGCGGCAAACAAAAGTCAAACGCCATGCGCCGCGCTTATACTCAATGATGAATTGAGTCGAGAGCATGGGATAACGGTAACTTGACGGGACGTGCTGCGCGTGGGGATCGACGGCGGCGGAGATTCCCTCCATATGCTTTTTGGGGATGGCGAGCGCGGCGGCGATCTCCTCGCAAGCTGCTACCACGTCGGCGGCGGTGATGGTCCGCTCTCTCGCCGCTCCCTGCTCCGCAGAGATAACGGCGGCGAGGCGGTCCATGCTGCGCGGATCCTCCGCGCGGATAATGACGGGTTTAAACATGAGTAATGCTCCTCTCTGTAAGATGAACTAGGACGGTGAGACGGTTTTACTCGTCGTCGGTATCGTCGTCCTCGCCGTCGTCCGCGTATCTGGTCGCGGAGTCGAGGATCTCGCGCAAGTTCTCGTTGTTTATATCGTCGTCCTCGTCGACGATATAGCGCGCGAGATCGGACGTAAAGACCACGTCCGGGAGGAAGTCGGATGACTCCAAATTGCCATAGCCATTGAACCAAAAATAGGAGCGCGCCGGGCAAAAGTCGCCATAGTAGACCATAGCGGCGACGTTAACCGGATGGAAACACGCGAGGACCTCGCCGGCGTCGTCCATGGGATAAACGAGATTGTCTCCGCCGGTCTCGCTCTCGACGTGGTTATGATACGCAATAAGCGTTTCAACGTCGAGACTGTCGAGATAATCGCGGACGCGGGAAAAGATATCGTTGTTATACATGGTATATACTCCTCTCCGTATGTATGTATGGATGGATTGATGGATGGATGGACCAGGGGAAACGCGGAGGCTTTACGCCTCGCGCGCTTTGGGAGCGGTCCACGCGGAGAACTCGCGCTCGAAGTCGTCCGCGATCGCGCCGTGATACCTAAAACCGATCACGTCGCCGGCGGAGGCGGTCCAGCACCCGCGGCCATGCTCTGCGCAGGTCTCGCAGTTACCAGGACAACCGGTCCAGCCACGCGGCCGGTCGCCGTAGTAGGGAGCGGAGACGGGGAACGAGTACGGATTAACGAGCGGAGATCCCGGCCACGCGGAGAAAATAACGCGCAGGTTGTCCGGGATCGCCTCGCGGCCATGCTCTGCACAAAAATCATTGATGAGCGCGTGACGCTTAGTGAAAACAAGGAAAGTCACGCGAGGCACGGCGCGAGCGATTGCGACCATCCCGTCAAAGTAACGGGAGTCGACGATCTCGCCGCCGACGTGCCAACGGAAAAAGCGGCGGCGCATATGCTGGACCGCGGCGAGAATCTGCGAGAAATACGCGTCCGGATCCCGCGTATAAATGGACCAGTTGCGAGCGCGAGCGGCGGAGGTCCCGGGATACTGGATAACGGCGCGGCCGTCGTAGCAGTGACCGCCACACTGCCCACATACGCCGGAGCAGGAGACGACGGGAGCTTGCGACACGTTTTTAATGTGGCCGACTTTCTCGTTACCGTCGGAGAGACAGACCGCGAGGGCCTCGACCGGGATCGCCGCGTAGTTTTTGACGTGGTCCATGATACGAGAGGCGACGACGGCGGCGCGCTCCTGCTCCCGGTCGACGACGACGGGAGCAGTCACGCGAGCGACAGAGACGGCGGCGGAGGCGGCGCGAGGCGCGGCGGTCTCGTCTCCCTCCACGCGGACGTGGTACGGGAAAGAGACGGCGCGACCGGCGGCGCGGTCCATCCTGTAAAGCTCTTTGACGAGCGCGACCGCGTCGGCGGCGGTCTCCGCGTTGACGGTCATGCGCTGCGGGATATACTCGCCGCCGCGGCGGTAGTCGTACAGTACAGTAAAAGAGGGGATAGACTCCGCGACCGCCTCCGCGACCGCCGCGTTAACGTCCTCCTCCGGGATCTCGTCGGCGGTCTCCTCGTCGGGAGTGTACGCCATGAGAGCGGCGGCGATCTGGTCCAAGTGTGCCATGTGGATCCTGGTATACAACTCCATCTTGTCTGCGAGTTCCGCGTCGGCGGCATCCTCGCGAGACTCCGCCCATGCCTTGACGGCGGGAGACAGGCGACCATCCCACGCGGATCGATTGACCAGAGAGGCGACCAGATCGCGGACGCGGTCCGCCGCGCCGGTCATCGTGCAGTGAAAGCCATATCGGGAGAAGAAACGGTCGCAGGAATCGCGGACCATGGCGGCGACGGAGTCGGTCACGCTCCCGTCTCTGGTCTCGTCGAAAACGGTCTCGAGAGCTTCGAGATCCTCGCGCAGTTCCTTTTTCGCCTCGCGGTAATCAGTCCAAGTCATTTCCTCGTTGGCGATAGCGTCGCGCAGCATTTCAATAGTGATCATGGTATTTCCTCCATTTCTCCGGCGGTCCGCCGGTCGTCGCGCCGCCGGTCCGGCGGTCGCTCGTTTGTTTCATCGTGGACTATCATACCATAGCGTAACGCTATTGTATACGGTCTTTCTGCACAAATAACACGCCGTTGAAAAAATATTTTTGTGCATACTGTTGAATCAACTCCGCGCCGCCGTCGTGGTATACTGGTATACAGTCGAGAGGACCGCCGGACCGGGAGACCGGCGGCGTCGATCTCCTCCGGCGACCGGGAGACCAGGAGACCAGAGCGGCGACCGCTCCCGGCGACCATAAATATATATGTGGTCCTCTCCCTCCCGGCGGAGGATGGACCAGGGAGGGAAAAAGACGATGGCAAGAGGACAAAAAGCCACGCCGCGCTCCTCGTGGGGAGACGAGCGGAAAAAGAATCAAGCTACATGGCAGAAAGAGCATAGAACAAAACTCGCCGCCGACGTATCAAGGGAGACTGCGGACCGTTTCCGCTCCTACTGCGCGGAGCATGGGACGACCGTTTCCGCGCTCCTCTCATCGTATATTTATAGTCTCATCGGACGACCGGGAGAGGATCAGGAGACCGGCGAGGCCTCCGGCGATCTCGACCAGGAGACCGGAGGCGACCGGAGCAGAGATGGCCAGACGACCGCCGACGCGGCGACCGTCTCCGGCGACCAGACCGGCGCGGGATCCATCGACCAGGGAGGACCGGCGACCGCCTCGCAGCGTGACCAGACCGGCGACCGGGAGGGCAAAAACGAAACACCCGGCACCGTTGGCTTACCCACCGCTAACGACACACCCGGCACCGTTGGCATTCCAGAAAATTCCAGCGATTGATACGCCCGGCACGGTGGGCAAGATGGATTCTTTGTGCAATATGACGAACACCCAGATTTTCCCAGCGGAGTGATACGCCCGGCACCGTGGTCGCACGCGGGTGCGCCTGGGCACGGGTAACAAAACCGCGTTCGCGTTTTCCCCGGGTATATATGCCCGGGCGTGTGCGTGTGTGCGTAAATGTGTGCCCAGAATTTCCGGGTATATAATTATTATGATATTAAAAAAAGAAGCAGGGTAGCCCATATACGGGTTGCTCTGCTTTTTGTCGTTGTATTCGGTTGTCTGTCTGCGGTGATATGCGGCACTCTTGGCGTATCATGCGTTCTGGCGTAAAACAGCAAAGAAAACAAAAGGAAGAAAAACAACGTGGGCCTTAGGTAGTATGTTTATACCCTGAGATAGATGTGCGAAAAAAGCATTGTAAATATAGAGAAGGAAAATGGGAAGGCGAATGGTAAGGGTAAAGGCAAAGGATAAGACTAAAGATTATTTATTATATAGGGGTAGCGTTGCGCTGGCCGGTGGTCTGCCGGTAGCTCGGAATGGAACCGGAATCGGAATCGGAAACGGAACCGGAATCGGAATCGGAAGGCAGTGGCGGTCAGGGCCAGGTGGTCAGCGATTGCCCAGACAGACAACCAGCTAGGTACCACTCTTCTGTCCCACATCAGGCCCAGCGGTCACCGGGTCGGTCTGGGCGTAGCCGCGAGATCGGCGGTCAGGCGTGGCGGTGCTGGGCTTCGGCGTGGGCGGGATAGGAAACGGGAATGGGAAAGGAAAAGGAAACGGGAAAATTGGGTGGTGCTGGCGGAAGCCGAGTGGGCCAAGGTCAGAAAGTCAGAAACGGAAAAGCCAAAGTCAGAAGTTAGAAAACAGAAATCGAAGGTTAGAAAGCCAGATTCAGAAAATGAAAATCGAAGTGCCGGGCATCTAGGTCGCAGACTAGGAATCAAATAACCCTATTGAGAAACCAGCAATCCACAATCCCATCTGAAATTTTATGTGACTAAGTCACAAAACTATCCCTTGTATTGAGAAACCAGCAATCAACATACACTGTCGGAATCATGCGGCACTGATCGGCAAAACCACCCGTATTGAAAATCTTTCAGAAATCATGAAAGTTTTTCTTGACAACCTGAAAATCATGTGGTAAGATAAGGCCAAGATAAGAAATCGACAACGACTTGAGGAGGTCTCAATAATGAAAATCTACTATCTCCCGAAAGACGGCATTGACCCCGACACCATTTACGGCTCTGAGCCAATGGTTTGTATCTCCGCAAAGGAAGATGCCCGTCTGTCCTGTGAGTGGGAAACGGACCTGATGGAGCAGATGAGGGAAGCCACCCAAGAAGAGATTGATGAATACGGCGTGTACGATGACTGAATCAGAACGTTCTGCTCCCGACCAAGCCACCATCGGAAAACAAAAAATCAAAAGGAGGTCTCAATCATGAAGGCTATTGCCACCTGCACCTGCCGCCATTGCGGAAAAACCTTTGAGAAGGAATTAAACGAGTACGGCAAGGGAGCCAGCAAGCGGCTCCAGGAGAAGGTTGAATGGGCGGAGAACGGCGGCATCGACGAATGCACCGACTGTTGGAAGGCCCGTCAGCAGGAAGAGGAAAAGGCCGCTGGCCTGACCTGTTCCATCCGACTCAGCAGCGTTTACGACAAGGCCCCAAGTGTGTGGGCGGTCTTCGGCGGTGACAGTTACAGCCACAAGGACGAACTGAAGTCCGCCGGTTGCCGCTGGACCGACGAGTACCCCGGCGGCAACGTCATGGGCGATTTGCTCGGTCTGTCCCGCCCGAAAAAGGCGTGGGTCATGCACGGGGAAGACCCTGAATCCCTGATCAAGACCGCCAAGGCTCTGGGCGCATCCGTGAAACTCCCCGACGAGATAGAAATGGCAACCTGGGCAGCTGCCCGGAAGGAAGTCGAAACTATCCGCTCCAGGAAGCAGGAGAAGGCCAACGCCGCTCTGGAAGAACTCGGCCCTATCCCCGCCTGGCCCGAAGCCGTCAAGTCTCAGTGGCCCGAAGGCGCAACCTGGAACGGCAAGGTCTACGGCAAAGCCGGTGCCCGCAGGATTTACCTGTCCGGCAAGGAAGTCTATATCACCGACGAGGATGCCGAAGCGATGGAGCGCACCTGCGAGGCCCGCGCCGACTGGCGGAAGAAGAAGTCAGAAATCGAAAGCGGGGTGACGGCATGACCACAAAAGAAATCATCTCCAACTACCACCACACGGAGAGCGTCCTTGAGACATCCAGAGTTACCGGCCTGTCCGTCCAGAAGGTCAGACGCATTTTGATAACGGCAGGAGAATGGACATCACCCAGAACCGACGAAATCAACCGCCTGATGGAATCAGGTAAGACGGTAACAGAGGTGGCTTCCATGCTCGGCATCACAGAGAACGCCGTCATCGGCCACCTGCCATACAGCAAGGGCGAATACAACTCCGCAAGCCCCACTAAAAATGCCATCGCCATCCGGCGGCACAGAGAACGAAAAAGTCAGAAATAAGAAAGGAGAAATCAGACATGACATTCCCCACCTTCCAGACCTTGTATCACCTCGCCTGTCTGAGCAAGGATTTCAACGCATTTGCCGACAGAGCCAAGGAATACGACCCGGATAGCTACCTTGCCAATCGAGGTATTCTGTATTCAATCTGGTTGTTCTCTGTAGATCACTCCAGCACCAAGGTCAGAGAACTGTCCGGTTTGACCCGCGCGGCATTCTGCCGACAGTTCGGCTTGCAGGAGCGCACAGTTGCCAACTGGGACCTGAAGAAGACATACCCCACCGACTGGGCGTTGAACCTGCTGTGCTATGCGGTGCTGCAGGATGTGTTAGAAAAATAAGAAAAACCCACCAGGCGGTCAGGCTTGGTGGGTTTTTATCTGTCAATGCTCCGTCCACGCACCCCAATTCGGCTGTGCTGCTGTTGGACTTGGCGTGTAGCGATACCAACGTTTACCGGTATTAAAAAGCTGGATTTCCTGATACCTGTAACCAGGCCCGCAGGTACCTATGGCCATATTGAATGCGACCATAGACGTGTTTACTAACGTGGTTGGGTCAAACCCAGGTGTGTGCTTGATTGCCCTGGCTAACTGATTGCTCTTGCACGTGTACCAGCCAAGCTCGGTCACGACATTCAGGTCCTCGCCCCCGGTCATGACCATCTGCCCGTCCAGCATAGGTCTGGTATCCATCTTCCCATCCCCGACCACGACAGCATTGGACAGGCTCCCCATAACCAGAGCCACTACCTGCTGACCTGTCTGCGCACCGGACATGGCGGTAGTACACGGCAGAGTCAGAGTTCCGGTTTCCACGGGTCGCTGTACTTCCAGCATATTGTTTCCCGGATTGGACACCACTACTGCCCTAAAATAACTTACGTTGGAAGAAAACATGGCGTTCAGTTTCGGAACCATGTACTTCCAGAGTTGATCGGCGAATACCCGCATATTATCCATATCGCTCATTTTGTTTTCACCCCATAAATAGTTTCAATTAGTTTGTCTGCGTTTTCCAACGTCCGGTCAGTGCCGTACCTGTTCGCCGCAGTTTCAAGGTCCTTCCACATAGCAATCGACCTGTTGTATGCTTTCTGTTGCAGTGCTTCCTTCTCCTGTGCCGCTCTCAACTTCCGCAGAATTGTCGCCTTCTCCTGCGCCGCCTGTGCCTGTGTGATGCGCTTGCCCCGGTAGACAGCATACAAGTATCGGATAGCCTGATACGTCTGCTGTTCGGCCAGAGACAGCCCGTCAGGCATGGGGTCGCCATGGGCGGCTTCCCTTTCATACTCATACTTCATCGGACATATACCACTCGATCAGCCGTACCGCTTCCTGCCATCCGTGGCAGATGGATGCCTTACAGCCCTGTTTGCCTAACTCTTCAATCCACCACTTCTGTTCTTTGCTTGGACGGCCTGTCTCGTTCTTTAACTCCACCCACAACGAGTGGTAGCCACGTCGGGCCACGGGAAGACAGAGATCAGGCACGCCGCGTTTTACACCACTACTTCTATCCACCGCCACCTGCCTTGCTCCTTCCGTCGTCTCATTCTTCACATGGAACAACAACTTCAGGTCAGGCCACTTCTGTCGGATGTGCGGTTGCTGGGTCCACTTGAATATTGCTCGTTGATGTGCGGATTCGGACATATGTCGTTCTGCCGGACGTTGTTCTGTCATAAGCATTCATCTCCTTCAAAAAGTTCTTGGCACCGTGGCGGTATTGCGTTATGATATATAATAAGGGGGTATTATAAATATGAATAGTTCTAATAGAAGTGTTACGTTTAGTATTCCAGAAGAAACACGAATCACGCTTCGCATTCCAGCAGATATCAAAGAACAACTTGTCATTCACTCCCAACAAGAAAAACGCAGTATGAACAGCGTGATTCTGATTGCACTGAAACACTACTTCGATGATCGTCCAGCATAACGCTGGGCGGTCATCTTTTTTTAGGCTTTCCATTAAACAACCGATTCAAAATCTGACTGGCCTGTCCCTTAGTCAACTCAGACGTATCGAAGTCCTTACACATCCGATTGATTATCTTGAGTTGACTTTCTGACGCTGGTTTCTTACCCCACTTCTTCACCGCTCCAAGGTCCCAGATATATCGGTAAGCACCACAATGTTCGTTCAGCACTGTGTACGCCCTGTCTAAGGCTTCCTGCATTGGGATGTACGAGCCGTCCTTCAGCGTTACCATGCCCAGACTGTCCGGGCAAGGAATGACCATCTTCTTCTGATCGGGTAGAGACAACACAAGTTCTCCTGTTGGCATTTTGAACCACGAGACATTGTGCGTTGTATAGGATTGTTCTTTCGCCCACAGGTTCACGATCTCTACGTTGCGAATCCATGACTCAGGGCAGTCAGACGCAGCCGCCACTTTGACTGGCAGTTCAAACAAGTCGCCCTGCAACTCGTTCTGTTTCCGTTCTGGGATGTTAGAAGCGTCGATTCCCAATAGGCTGGGCGCAGTACACAGACTCTTCTTCCCTGTCACGCCAACGCAGTCGATCAAAGTTAGTTTCTCTTTGCCGGGGTATAGTCGAAGCCCGCGCCCTACCGCTTGTTGGTAAAGAACATCTGACTGCGTAGGACGTGCCATAATCACCGTCTCTACTCTGGGTATGTCTGTCCCTTCCGTAAACACCATCACATTCACGATGCAGGGAATCTTACCATCGGTGAAATCCTGTATGATTGACGCTCTGTTCTTTGTCTCGCCTGTCACCACAACCGCGCCGGGAATCCTGGCGGCGATCTCCTGCGCCTGATGGACAGACACGGCGAAAATCAGAGTGGCACCCTTGGCATAGTCACGGTACGCTTCCGCTATGGCATCCGCTGTCCCTTCCATCGCTTCTTCCAGTTCACCTGGTGCGTAGTCTCCCATGCGGGTCCTGACTGCGGACAGGTCGTATCCGATATTCACTCTGAGACAGTATATATCTGTCAGATACCCGTTTTTGATACCCCACCGCAAGTCACGTTGGAAGATGATTTTGTCGAAGACGGTATCAAGGCGGACGTTGTCTCCCCGGTTTGGAGTTGCGGTTATCCCGATACGGAGTCTTGGCTTGAAGTAATCCAGGATTTTGGTGTACGTCCCCGCAGCCGCATGATGCGCCTCGTCAACAAGCACAATATCGAACTCTTCCGGGTCGAAGTCCTTCAGTCTCCTGACCAGAGTCTGCACACTGGCGGACACCACCTCTTCCCCATTGCTATGCTCCCCCGCCCGCTCCACGCCAAACGAGCAATCGAAATACTTCCTCGGCTGATACACCAGTTCTTCCCGGTGACTGAGCCAGAGCATCCGCCCCTGTCTTGGCAGGTTGGCTCCTATCACGGTTTTCCCAAGACCGGTAGCTAGTTGAAGAAGGTAGGAACCGGGTTCCAGATTCCTGACCGTCTCAACCGCTTCCTTCTGATAATCACGGAGAACTATATTCATTCGCAAGTCTCCTTATTGTTTCGTCTATTTCCGCAAATGTCCCCCGGCTCTTTTTAAGTTCGTATAGTAACATTCGGTTATCTATTTTCAAATTTATATTTCTTTCCCTCATCACTTTCCATGCGTACTCCAATAAACGTTCCTCGTAATAAGTTAGTTTTCTGTGAAACTGCACGTTTTCTGTTTTTGCGCGTCTCGCGCCCCCTGACTCTCCGTGTTCAAATCTGGCTTGACGGGCCTTGCCAAAGCACCCCATTGTTTGTTTGAAGACGCGCCAAAACATTTCATCGTTTTTACTTATCTCAAAGTTACATCCGTTTATAGTTTGTCCAAAACTATTATCCATTACATACAAATCTTCTCCGAAAGAGATGTCGCCAAGGCCATTTGGTACACTAACGCATATACCCGTATCTTGAATATATAGTTTTGCCCCCAAAAAAGAAGCAAAATATAGTTTTATCCCATCGTCCCATTTGAACAAATTGAACCTTGGTATCGCATTTCTAAAATTGTCTGAGGGAATGCTATACCCCATAATATTCTCGAAAACATTGTTCGGAAAAACCGGAACTTGCCCCAAAACAAGTAGACCGTTTGCGATGGGACCGTCTCGGTCAATAAACCAAGACATCCGTTCTCCGTCTTTTGCTAGTTTTTCTCTCGATGGCTTAACTTCAACAAAAACATTCTGGTCGGGCAAATAAAAGTCAGGCAAATATCTTGTCCCGTCCTCCAGTTCAAACCCTTCTGGCTCGTACTGATACTTTATTCCGGCTGCATCAAAGAACACAGCCCACCTAGCTTCCAATCTGCTCCTGAATCTGTACCCGTTATACACGGTCTCGATCGGCCTGATATTCATGTAATCTCCTTTCTGTGGTGGTTGTGGGGATGCCGTTTTTTTATTCCCCACACCGCAAACCCTTGAAAATCAACGGGTTCAAGGCCGTTGTGGGGGTGTGGGGGTTGTGGGGGCGTTCAATTAGTATGTATGCGCTCGCGCGTTGGTATAGTGTTTTACTCGGACACACACACTTAAAGCCTATATATAGTATATTGCGAAAAACACCCCCACACCCCCACAAAACCCGCAAACACTTGAAAATCAACAGGTTTGCTGTGGGACTATGTCCCCACATCAGCCCCACAAGCCCCACACATAAATCAATAATCCGGCAAAAGGTCCTCGTCATCGTCTTTTTCTTCTGATTCTCTTGGTAGATTTAGACAAACGCATTCTCGCAGGATTCCTTTGATGCGCTTGCCCTTGGTCAGGTTCTTTGCTCTGACCTCGATCTTCCCTTCATGTTTCATCCAACTCAGGACGGTTGCTGGAGAGAATCCTGCGTTGTCCATGACGCTGTTGTACACGGACTTGATAATGAACGCCTGGGAGAACTCGATCACGCCGAACAGCTCTGTCAGGTTGGCCTCTGAATCGGCACTGATGAACTTATTGGAGTTCTGCGCTACCCAGTCCAATAGGTATTGATACCCACGCTCACCGATGGACACAGACGCTCTGCTTGCCAAGAACTCTCCGATATCATCCTCAGTTAGTGGGTCGTCCTGAAAAAGTGCCTTGGAGATCAGCCTGTCCGCCACAAGAATAGCCGCCGCAGCCATGGCCTGTTTTTCTGTGGTGTCTTTGTTAGACAGAGACAGAGATATCTCGCTATACATAGCTTTGATCTTCTCTTGCATCTCTTTATTTGCGTAGATACCTGTTATAAATTCCTGTCCAGCCCAACCGTAATTAGCTTTCAGGATATTAGAAATCCGATTGCCATCAGTGATGACGTTTTCTCCTGTTCTGCATTCGATATCAATAATGCGGTTCACCGCACCCGCACCAGCGTTTTGATTCGTCATAGGTGTTTCACCCGTACTCAGGATACAGTTTCGCCATGTTGGGGTCCGTTCAATTCCACCAAACTTGGTGCCACGGGTTCTTCCTACGCCCTGTGACAGCTTATAGACATCGTGGTTTACTTGGCCCTTGCCGTTTCTTGTAAGCTGTAATTCGTCCAAGCACAGGGGTAGGTGGTTCAAGAACGCCGCCGTCTTCTCCAGTCCGACAGCAGTGGCATCGTGGGTCTTGATATACTTTCCTAAAGCAGGGTTCCCCCATACAGAAGCCGCCAACATCAAAGCAACAGTCTTACCCGTACCCGTTCCACCCCACAGGTGAACATAAAACGGCAAGACATTCAAAATCTCAAGCAACGGAGAAGCAAAGGAAGCCGCCAGCACGATCTTAGCCGTGACTGACATTTGCCGACACTCTTTAGCAATAGCGACCCATTCTTTGTAATCTCCGCACTGGTCAACAGAATTAAACAAATCCCTAAACGCAAGGTCTCCATCAAACACAAGCCCTTCCACGTAGGGGGAAAACCCTTCTCCGGGAATGTAGCCCAACCGCCCGATGGATTTAGTCTGCGGTATCTTGTCGTAGTTCCTGTCCTCCGCTTCGGACAGATACTTTACCAGGAACGGCGCAGTCTCTGAGTTCACTGAGATGCCCATATCCGCAAGCTGGAGTATCTTCTGTCTGGAAGCCAGCACGGATTTCTCTGCGATGATGCTCCGCCACGGTTCGTTTCCGCGACGGAAAGCGATCTTCAACTTCTCAACGCCGGTATCCACATTCACAAGTCGTTCCACTGGCATGATAGGGTGCGTACAGGCTACGTCGTCGCCTTCGATGATACGCTCATCATTTGCTTCCCACGTCCCTGTCTCCAGTTCCATTTTCTGCCCGGTAAATTCTGTGACATTACCGAAGCGGATGCTTTCACCCTTCATGGATTTTGAGTAAGCCTTATAGGATGCTTTCAGCCCCTTGAATCCTACGGAAGCTGCGTAGTCAGCCATAGCGTTGATGGTCTGGTTATGCAGGAACGGGTCATCCTTCAGCGCATACAGTTCTTCATAGGGCTTCTTCCCAGTTAAAAAGTCCTCTTTGGTGTATGTCCATCTTGCTTTTCCGATAGGCTCCACTGTTGTTTTCTTCTCGTCCATTTGATTTCGCACACTCCTTCAAAAAGCGTTGCGTCATCTCCGGGTCTTCCTTCACCTGGCACAGGTTTCGTATGTCTATGTGTGATATTGTTTGTATTGTCTGTATTGTTTTGTTGTGCGATGAAACAAAACTACGGTTATCCGCAATCGTATCAAGTTGGTATTCTAAAAACGTAAGTTTTTTCACTGCCACGATATACAGTTCCCACACTTGACGAAACAGGTCAGGATTCTGATACATCTCCCAGCAGTGCTGATACTCCAAAATCAGTCTGATTTCTTTTAGTTCTTCTCTCTCTTGCTCTTCCCGTTCACGTTCAATCTCTTCTCGCCTTTGTGCAGTTTCCCGGTGCAGACGTTCTTTCTCGTCATGGGACATATGTCCGCCCATTGGCAACCCAAGTGAGAAATCCATATTCAACTTTGCAATGGCTTCCTTTTTGCTGAGATTGAACAGTTCCCTAACAAACTCAACAGGCCCCCCGCCCTTCCCGCAACCAAAACAGTACCACCCTCCGTTGCCCGGATACACTTTCAGGCTGGCAGTGTGGTCTCCTGAATGGAAGGGACACCGCAGGAAGCCGGACCTGTTTGGCTCATAACCATAGTGTCCAGCCACCTGCGGCATAGTCAGTCGGGCCTTAATTTCTTCATACACCTGATTCTTCATGTGCCTGACCATTCATCAAAGGCCCACTTTCGTGTTAGAAGGGAAGCTCGCCGTCATCATCGGCAGGAAGGTCCGTGAAGCCACCGCCGATCAGCCCGGAATCAGAGCCGTTCTTCTTCGCCAGCTTCTTCAGTTCAGGCACTTCAAAATCACCGGCTCGGATCACCTGTCCGCTTCTGGTCTGGGCTACATACAGACGCTTCTTCACGCTCCCATCGTTGGCTTCGTACTCTTCTTCTGCCAGCACAACGCCACAGAACTTACCGACAAGGGACTGCGGGTCGTTCCTAAACTCAAAATGCGGATTGGAAGTCTCCACAGCAGTCTTGAACGCTTTGAAAAACGGAAGGGCCTTTTCCTTATAGGAACGGATGAACGAACCACCCCAGAAGCCTTTGGCCTTATACAGATCCTTGTAGTAGTTCTTGAACTCGCCATCTGCGATGTCGTATTCGATCTTCAGGTACTCTCTGTCCTCAACGTCCTCGACGGATACGATCTTGATGATGTAACCGCCGGGTCCGGGCCGCTTAAACTCCTGGGCCTCGTTGACTCCATCCCAATTCACATTACGCATTCTGTTCTTCTCCTCCTAATTCATAATACTCACGGATGGCGGAATCCACCGTCTTTAAGTCGTTCTCGATTTCCTTCTCTGAGAACATTTCTTCAGGTGATTTCGTCACATCCAATCCGTCCGTGGTCGTCTGGAAATAATGTCGCCCATCTCTGGACACGCACCGCAGACAAACGGTAACCATTCCGGGAAGGTTCACCTTTTCGTCCAGCAGTTTGCCGATGGTTTTCAGTTTGGTTTCACCGCTGTCATTGGTGTCCTCGTGCATCATGAAATACACGATTACATCGTCAGGCAACTTGTCCTTGCAGAACTTAACCAAACCCCAAAACAGGTCTGCGATATCGTTGTACAGGTCGAACACAGCGGAACCGCCACGCCCTGCGCTGTGGCCTCGCATGAAGGTGTTAGTAATCAAATACCCGGCATCGTCAATGACAGCCACCTTCAACGGCATCTTGGCAAGCTGTTCACGGATGGTCGTATAGTTATCCGTATTCAGCGTGTACTTGAACTTCTTCCTGAACGGCAGAGCCTTCCGCTCCACATTGACAAGAAAAATCTCGTCCTCGGCAAAGTTCTTCAGGCTACGGGATTTGCCACTGCCTGACTTGCCATACACAACAATAACTTGAGCAATAAGTCATTCCTCCTTTACAAACTTCCAAATGTATCCTCCAGCCGATTTTCGTTTTCCTAAAGCACAAGCGGAAATCTTTGTCCGTTGGACAATAGTGGCCCTAGACGCTTCTGATCCACTGACGAACGAACGGACAACATTGCCGTCTTTATCATACTGAACGACTGGTTTTCTGCTTTTTTGAGAGTTCTTCCTAGCTATATCTTTTCTCATTTGAGTGGCGTAGTTTATTTTAGCAACTCTTCTATTTTTACACGTCCCATAGTTTTGGTTTTCCTTTGCTGTTACCCACTCAAGGTTAGAAACGTGATTATTAAATCTCGTTTCATCTTTGTGGTTCACCTGCGGTTTGTTATCGGGATTCGGAATAAATGCTTCTGCTACAATTCTATGCACACAAACAGTCTTCCCGATTCTATTATTAAATAGTTCGACTGTCTTGTACCCTGTGTGCTGTGTTTGAATTTTTAATGTTCTTCCGCCTTTATAATTACTTCTTATTCTCCCTGTATTGCTGACGAAATACAATCCTTCATACCCTTTTACAGGCCTCCATTCTTCGAGCGAAAGTATTGTCACTGACCATCCTTCCTAATCAGATAAACCTTGTTCCTACGTCTGATAACCTCAACGGGAAGGTTCTCCCTTTGCTGTGCCTTCTTCAGCGACAGGTAAACCGTATTTACATTCTTATCCGGGAAATCAACCACAGCCGCTACGATTCCGCTTTCATAGAACTCCCGTAGTGTAGGCGTTGCATATCCGATCTTCTTGCCTCTTGCAAGATCTGGGATGTCGCTCTTACTGACTTCTGTGAACATCTCACTTAACCTCCATCCTGACCGTCCTGGTCAGTTCTGCGCCGGGAATATCCGCCCCAGACTGTAACCTCTTCTTGATCTCCGCCTTGGACAACTCAGGCTCTGCGATTTTGATGCACTCCTGGGCGTGTTCTACCGCCCATGCCATAACCGCTTTCTCGTCTGTATACTTAACGCTCTCAGGATTGCTCTTGAACTTGACCACGCACTTGGGCGTTTCAAACATCTGCCCGTCAAGACTTCTTCTCAGGTTCTCAAGCAGCCACGCTTCCTTGTTCATAAGAACTCGCATCCGCTTTTGCAGTGTCTCGATCTCCGTCTTGAACTTGGCGATGTCTCCACGAAGTTCTTTAATAAACAGGGCGGTGTTCTCCAGTTTTCGGTCACGCTCTTCGGACAAGCATTCCCACGCCTGAACGTCACCGATCCACTCCCCTGTCTCAGGGTCTACGGCATCCATCAGGGCCGCAAGGTTCTGGTCGATTTCATATAATGTCATTCTGACTGATCGCCTCCAATACGTAATCTAATGCCCTGACAGTCATCTCCTGGCTGTCGCGCAATCCTGTGTAGGTATCCCGCTCATTGCAGAATGACTTCCATACGTCATACTGCACGGCGCGAAGATGCTCCAACCGTTCAAGGATGGTTTGCCTGTCCATCAGTAAGCCTCCCAATACAATGCGTTCTGAGCAAATTCTTCCGCATTATCAGCCATAT